GAGGCTACGACTACGACTACCACGGAAGAGGCTACGACTACGACTACCACGGAAGAGGCTACGACTACGACTACCACAGCCGAAGCGACTACCACAACCACCACGGCTGAAGTTACCACGACAACCACCACAGCAGCAGGATAAACCCTAAGCTATGATACAGGTAACTATAACTCACAAAAACGAGGTTGAGCTGACAAAAGCGATGACCGTAGCCATTGACCCTGAAAAGATCGTCAATACGAAAGACAGGGATGGCTACGTTATCATCGAATATGGCGAGACTTACGACAGGCGGGATAGCAATATTTTTTACCAACTAAACACAGACAGGGCGACAATAAACGCTCTTATACAGGGTGACTATGTTGGCAAACAATATCTTAGCCTTAATGTGTACAAACTTGCGACAGGAGATACCTTTGCCCTTGATTTGCTTGAACAATACATCGTTTATATCAGCGATGCCGTTTACCAAATTGGAGGGGCAAGGACAGAATGTGTGAAGATAGAATATGATCCGGGGGCTTTTGCGCCCATCATAATTTATGCGGACACGACTTTGGATACTCTTGTTCCAACTGTTGCCGGAGCAACAACAACTACAACAACTGCAACTCCTACCACTACAACAACGACTGTTGGAGAACAGCAATAAAATTGTTTGTATGGATTTTGACAAGACATTGGTAAATTTATCACAAGAGGATGAGGGGATAGTGAATCAGTTCACTTCCCTCCATCCAGACTTGAAAAATTGGGCTAAAACCAGAACAGATGAATTGACAACCCTTGATACTGTCAAAATCATAAAATACGTGGTAAGCTGTTATGACAAGGAATCTCCTATTGTTAATGCATACAAAAAAAGGTGGATAGTCAAGAAACGTGAAAGCGCACTATTAGCACAACTTCCGCAAAACACAAACGGGCATTTCTCCGATGAATCAGACAGAATTATCTTTTGTCAGAATGTAGTCATTAACAATTTAATATTAAGGTATTTATATTTGTTGCACGACAGACTTTTCCAGACTTATGTGATTTATAATGAAATGTATTTACACCAGTCCGAGGAGTTAATGCGATATGATTTTGCGCAACCTGCACACGCAAAGGCAGCAAAAGAAAACCTTGATACCCTGAACAAAGACATAGAAGAACTTGAATTTAAAATATTTTCAGGCGAAGAAGTAAAGAAAATGAAGGACTTGCTGTATGAGGAATCAAGTAATCTTTTTAATGACCTCAGACCTGAAAAGATAGCAATAAGACTTGAACAAGGTTTACCTCCTGTAGACTACAATCCTTACGGAGACTATAAAGCTAAAAAGATGGTGTTTATGGGAGACGAATAGATATGTTAACGGCAAGAAATACGGATTTATATACCAGACATGATACGTCATTCTTGGTGAATTGGGGATCAAAAACATTGACCCCTATTCGTATTTCTTTACCTGATCCTCCCAAGCTTGAACTTATTGACGGATATGGATTACATCCTAACGAACAAGTATTTAGGCGTTTACAAGTACCGTCAAGACTTCAGAAGCTTGAAGAAAGAGTGAAGTTGGAATTTGTAACGAAAGATAGGGGAGCATCATCGTCAAGGATACTGAAAAGGTTTTGGGAATTATTGGAAAATCGGAAGGAAGATTACAAGGATGAAATAGATTTTATCAAAAAATTCATCTACTATATGTATGAAGGATACTGGTGTTTTATTGACGGTAAGCCTACATACATCCCCGGATGGTATTTTAGCTATCTCAATACATACCGAATGACACTTGACGTTGGGCGTGGTTATCCAGAATACCGTGAGAAGTCAAGATTGCGTTGGCTATTTCGTGAATACATTTATAATGCCACAGAGACCTTTGCAGATATTGACCGTAAGACAAACCTTGCCTATAAAGTTGAGGATGAAAACGGGAGAATGGTTTACAGAATGGTTGACACAGGTAAGAAACTATTTTACGGAACCATTGAACCTAAAGACAGACGTGGAGGACTTACAAATGAATACTGCCACTTGCTTATACGAATGGCAATGGCACATAGAGGAGAAGATAGACTTTGTACGATTGTATCTATGGGTGGTGAAAATGCAGAAACCCACTTTAAGAAAAAATTAATCCCTGCATTTAACGATATGCCTCTTTGGTTGAAACCAATCTACAAAGGTTCTACAATACTGCAATCGAACCAAATTGAATTTATATCAAAGGATTACTCCGAAATAGGGCATCTTGGGACAACAATAAACTTTACTGATTCAGGGGCAGACTTGGCTAATGACGGTAAGATGCTTTTGGCTGCCGGGTTTGACGAACAGGGCAAAGGGAAGAGGCTTGGAAACGTACAGAACCGTTGGCACATCAACCGTGAAGCAATGAGCCTTGGAGCAGGAGAGAAGATCATAGGCTTCTGTATGCACCCTTCTACGGTTGAAAAAATGGCTGAAGGAGGACAGGACTACAAGGATATGTGCGACCTATCCCATTTCTATAAACGAACAGCAAATGGACAGACGCTATCAGGGCTTTGTATTTTATTTTTCCCGTCAAGTTTTTGTCTTGAAGAATACATGGATAAGTTTGGACAACCTGTATATGAGCAACCAACGGAAAGGCAAATACGGTTGGGATTTAACAAACGCATAGGTAGTAAAACATACATTAGCAACCGTAGGAAAGGACTTTACGATCCTGAGAATCCTGCAAAGATGACTGACTACCGCAGCTTTGTACGCAAGTATCCTGAAAGTTATGAAGAATGTTGGACAGGTGTTGCAGGTCAGTTGGGATTGCCAAATGAATTTTTACGAAAACGTAAGGAACAACTTGAACTTAAACCTGAAACAGTCAGAGGAGAGTTTATGTGGAGCGAAAAACAGAAGATGCGTGTCATATTCGTGGAACGTGGAGACGGAAGGTGGATAGTTGCAAAACAGCTTCCGCCCCACGAATCATGCAAGGTTACAACAATGGAGCAATATTCAGCTTTTGAGGATAACGAGATAATTGTAAACAGACCTGATGGAATTATACAGACCATTGTAGGTGTTGATTCACACCAGTTCTCAAATAAGAATGAAGCACGTTATATAGAAGCTCAGAATACCAAAAAGTCAGAAACAGGGATAACGGTACTCCAAAGAAGGGACAAGAAGATAGATACGAATGACGATCCTAAGACGTGGAAAACAAAGAAATTTATCGCAGCATTTAAGGGTAGGTTAGCAACTTCGGCAGAACAGGCAGACGAAGCTTTGAAGGCTGCCGTTTACTATAATGGTCTGATAAACATAGAGGTAAACAGGCGTGAGGTATGGGAGGAGATAATCAGAATGAGGATGGGAGGATACCTGAATTTCCAAGTTGAAACTCTTGCAAGCGGTGAATTTAAAATGTCATACATCCCCGGAACCACCCTTTCGTCTCAAAAGAAAATATCAGGATTCTCTATGCTTGCCGACTACTTTGAATATTACTGGCAAATAGAACCTATTTTGGAATTAATCGTAGACTGTGATGAAATAAGTGCCTTGGAGGAATTGACAAACTATGATTTGATAGCTGCTGCCTTACAAAGTTTGTTTGGCGATGATTCTCTATATCCCGACATGATTTCTGAGGGATTTGATGATTTTGAATCTGATTCTGCATTTGTACTTGGAGCATTAAGTTTTAACTGATGGCAGAGAAAATATATATAAAAGAAGGCGATTTTAAAAAGCTTGAACTTTTGGATAATAAATATTACAAGCAAAAAAGCTTTAATTATCCTGATACAAAAGTCCCTGCAACTGACAAGGGTGTTACCTATTACAAGATGTGGGCTGAAAAAATATATCATCTTTGTCTTAACGGCAAAGCTTGGATGCCCCTTAGCGATTATGGTTCAATAGACGTTATGAGATCATACGCAAACGGGAGGCAACCTACTTCACAGTATAAAGATTGGATTTTAGGCAGTTGGGGAATACGCAATGACAATTCGCAGACAAGTACGGTAAATGGTGAGGGGTGGGACATACGTGACAATGAATCAGCAGAAACACGTAGAAAAGCATGGATGAACCTTAACACGCAACCTGTTTCTGTTGCCCCAAAGATCATAAGCAAAATCAATGAACACATACGCTCAATGTATTACGAAATGAGCGTTAATGCGATAGATTCATATTCCATCGAAAATGAAGAACTTTCAAAATACAGACTTTGGTTTGAGAAACAAAACCGTGAATGGCTTACATCTCAGTATGCTATGGTAGGTATTCAGATGGAAGAACCTGTATTTGAACCTGTAAACTTTAATGAACTCGAACTCTATGCTTCAACTGGAGGATTTAAAGTTCCTTATAGCACGGCAATGGAAGATTTGTTGAAGCATACTTTTGATGTTAGTAATTGGGACAAGGAAGTTGCCGAAAGAGTACGCAAGGATATTATCACATTAGGATATGCCATTGTAAGAGAAGAATTTGACCGTGAACTTGAACGGGTGATTGTAAGATATGCCGACCCTAAGTTTTCAGGGATGCAATTTTCAAACACCAACTCATTCAAGGATTCAGAATATGCCTACACAATAGAATGGATGGAAGTCAGCAAGATACGGCAACGTCTTAATATGGACTATTCTACCGCAGCTTCATTAGCTTATTCATTCAGCAACCAGTACGGAAACCCTTCAGCAGAAAATTGGGGTGAATACGGATATGCAACCCTTAATTCAGGACTTACAAGTTTTGGTTTTGACTTCTACAAAATACCTGTTTTCTGCTTTGAATTTATGGATGTTGACAATGAACAATATATTCAAGTCGTCAACAAATATGGGAACATACGCACGAAAACATACAATGGCGAATTACAGGATAACGAAACATTGAAGTCCTATGAACGTAGGATTGTAAGGCAAGGTAAATGGATTGTAGGCACACAGCATTTATTCGATATTGGAGTTAAAGAATATATTCCAAGAGACGAATTTAACAAGCCACGCCTTTCCTACCGTGCAATAAAAATCAATACCATACCGATAATTGAGCAGATAAAACCATTCCTTGATTCATTCAATCTTGCATGGATTAAGTTGCAGGACTTTATAGCCAAGGCAATAGGAAATGGTTTTGCTATTGACGTAGGAACTTTAAAAGATATAGCAGTAGGTAAAGACAAGTCCTTTGACCCTATGGAAGTGTTGAATTTCTACCGTCAAAGTACATTCCTGTTATACAAAAAGACAAAGACAGGTCTATCAGGAATAACAAAGCAGAATGCTCCTCCTGTAATACCTATCAACAACAATACATACGACAATATTAGGGCACAATTTGAGAGCATGAATTTCTTTATGCAAAAGATTGAAGATGTAACAGGTCTTTCAATGGTTGCGCTTGGTAAATCTGCTGACCCCAATGTGGCTAAATTCAATATGCAGGTTTCGGTACAAGGGACAAACGAAATTATAAATAACATTGCCCGTTGCCAGACTGACTTACAGGAAGACGTGTCTATAAATCTTTGTTACCGCATACGTTCTCTATGCCGTGTCAATGACCACATAAAAAAATCATACGAGGAAGTCATAGGCGAAAAGAGAATGAAAAGTGTTGTTGATGCTGAAAAGAACCACGTAAAATATGGAATAAGAATTGAAGCTACTGACGTAACGGAAGAAAAGCAGAATCTTATTACCATGCTTGGCAGTTCTATAAAACAACCCGGTTCACCAGAAGTCGGCAAACTTGATATATCGGATGCTATCATCATTCAGGATATGATTCTTCAGGGGCAGAATTTCAGGCGCATAGGTCTTATTCTTGGGTACAAGATGCGCAAGAAAGAACAGGAAGCACGGGTTATATCACAGCAGAACATTCAATTACAAGGTGAACAGATAAAAGCACCTGAAATTATTAAGTATCAGGCGCAAAAGGAAGCACAGCAATTTGAACTTGCTAAAATGGACAAGCAATTTTACTACGATTACACGATAAAGTGGGGAGTTCCACCGGGAAGTCTGCCACCTGAACAATTACAAGGGAATAAAGAAGGTTAAAATTTAAATTATGGCAAACGAAAAAGATTTTATGGATCAGGCAGTTGATGAATACCTTGGCAGAACGGAGAAAGAACCGGAACAGCCACAGGTAGTTAATGCTCCGCCTGCCGATACGGGAGAGACTATTGAAACTCCCGTACAAGATGTTGTGACACCAGATGTACCACAAGGTATTTCTCAGGATGACGTTCTCAAAAAGTTTAATGAACTTACCGGGCTTAATGTTGACAACTTTGACAAAATGAAAGACATTGCTGATAAGTATTCAAAGTACCCGGAAATTGAGGAGAAGGTAAAAATACTACCTGACCTCGTTGATGCACTTGAAAAACTGCAAAATCCCCTTAATTACTTTCGGGATGAAACGGCATTTAAGGTGGCTATGATTTCTAAAGAACCCAAATATCAAGGGAAAGAAGATGTTTTAAATCAAATATTACGAAGCGATCTGAATAGTGTTGACGACATTAAAGTAATTGCATTGGCTACATCGCTAAAGGCACGAGACGGAGTGAGGAACCCGTTAAGAGTTGAGTTGCGTGGGATGAATATTGATCCTGATGAAGTCATTGAAAATTATGAATCGTTGGATGACGATACGAAAGATTTGCTAAAAATGCGTGCAGATCAATACAGGGAGGAATTGCCCAGAATCGGTGGTGATGTCAAGGTTCCATCCTTTGAAGGTACTGTTGTAGAGCAATTACTTAATCAAAAAAAAGCATACAAAGAGGATTTGAATGCAAAAATGGTTAATTATATGCCCGTTGCAGAAGGTATCATCAAAGAGATTAAGGAAATGAAGGTTACTGATGATTTCAGTTTCAAACTTGACCTTACACCCGAACAGGTTAAATCCTATTCCGAAGAGTTAGCTGAATTGCTTATAAGCGGTCAGTATGATTTAAGTACCGACAATGGCAAAAATGAAGTTTATGGTGCTATAATGGATATGTTCAAAGCAGACCATTTTGACAAAGCTGTTACGGCTTTGGTGTCCCATAAAACTGCTCAGATTGAAGAGCAGATGAGGCGCAGGTACAATAATGAAAAACCACTTGACAAGCAAGAGCCTAATCCTATGGAAGAAAAGACGGATAAAGACCTGATAACAAGGGCTGCTGAATGGTTGATCTCGCAAGGAAGATAACGAGATTGTTTAATTTAAATTCTATTTTGAAATGAGTACAGAAAAAGGCGGATCCATAAAAGGAGACTACAGGGAAGGCGTATTTTCGCAGACTTGGCGTTTGGCGAATGAGGCTGCTACCCTGAAACCGCAAACATACGGTGAACTCGTCCGTCTCTACGGAGAAGGACTGAAGTTTGTTGATGCCCTCTTTTGGGCAAAACGATACATTGACGTTTCCACACGTTCTCTGAAGGTTATCGAAGAAGGTCACTTCTGGGATACCCTGACTACTCAGGCAATTACTACTGCAACGGGTGTTGATGGTGCTGATCTTACCATAACTTCAAATACTTTACATCGTCCTGATTTTGACATTCACATTCCTGCTATTTACTTTACGGGTGCTGATATTCCGCAGACCTATCGTATCATGTCAAGGACTGGTGCTGCTGCACCTTATAGTTATGTTTGCCGTCCGTACAACAGTCTGATTTCTCTCGATGTTAATATCCCGGCAAGCACCGAACTGATTATTGGTGCAAGTTCATTTGCTCCCGGTTCACAGCAACCTTCTTCGAGTGTGCAGGATTACTACTACCATACCCACACCACCCGCATCATCAAGGAAACCGTACACTTTGAAGGTGGACAGAATGCTCTTGAAGAATGGGATGACCTGAAATCCAGCGAATATGGTGCAAGTCTTTATGCCCGTGCCGTGCTGATTACCCAAATGAAAATGAGGCTTCAGCAGAATGATGCTGTTCTGATGGGATCTCCAGTAAGTGCGGGGATGGCAGCGACAATGGTTGAACTTAATCGTTGGAATGAATCAAATGCTATCCTTTCCGACTACGGTATTATCCCCGCAATGGCACGGACTACCGATGGTGCAATGAAACAGTATTATACCGGAAGCTATGCTGAGGACAACTTTGACGTTGTTAAATTCCTGCTTGCATCACAGGGACTTGCCGGTATGAACAGCGTGTTCTTCGGTCTTGGTCAGGAACTTTTCACCTCCATTGAAAATTCAATGTTGCGGTTCATCCGTGAATATTCGGGTGGAACTCAACTCTACTACGACACCCTGAATAAGGTAGGGTTTAACGTGCGTGAAGTGTACAAGAACAACACCAAGTTCTACCTTTGTGAAATTCCTGAATTTGCAGACCCGATTCGTTATGCTGCTCCTGACTATAACTTTGAGACTATGGGACTGATCTTCCCGGACAGCAAAGTTACCGCCACCTTAAATGGGTTTGACCCGCAGACAATGGCGAACGCAAAGGGCGAAAAGAGAAGCCTTAACCACCTGACGATGGGATTCCTCAACTACGGTAAAGAAAACCGTAAGATGATTGTGGGGAACAAGGCTGGTGTCAACGGAATGGGAATCCCCTTCAGCGATGATTGGGATGACAGTTCTCTCTATTGTTTGACTGAAATGATGGTTATTAACCTCGCTCTGAATCAGACAATATTGGTGCTTCGCACTGATGATTAACAGACAAATATAAGTGATGGAGAGGTGTGCGCAACCTCTCCATCCTTTAAACAAATTAAATTATAGGTTATGGCAATTTATTTAAACGACAAAATTTTAAAAGCTGACCCCAAAGGAAACAAATTGGAACGGGAATATGCATCGGGGTTGGACAAAGTGAGCGAACTGTTTGAAAGATTCAGGCTTAAAGACAGCAAAGCATCCTACATTCAGATAGCTCGAAACATCAAGGACAATGAACGGGTTTTTAGCATGACTTCGCACAAGGAAAAACGACTGCCAACGATAGCTCTCCCCGTTGAAGTTCCTTACTATGATGACGAAATGGGTGCTACACTTGTTCGTTATTCAACCACTCCACCGCAAAAGACACCTGCCGGAAATCTTACATGGGCAACAAAGTACCTTGAATTTAGGGAAATGATGACTATAACAGACAAACAGAAAGACCTCGCATGGTTCCTTCTGTTCGCAAGCAACCTTATTAAAAAGGGTGTTTACAAGTTGGTGGACGTGCAAGCAAAATACGAAGGCACTTGGAATGAAATCATCGTCAAGAAGGATGTAATTGACTACCTTACCGGAGGGGATGAAGAACTTGTAAGGCATATCGCACGTAAATTCCTCAATGAATCAATAGCAAGTCTTGAAGTTGTCGAAGTCGTTGTAAAACTTAATAGTTTTATTGAAGACAATAAACAATGGGAATCCGTGCTTGAGGAAATCAAAAAGTACAATTCATCCAATATTCTGAAGAAGGAAAATGTTTCCATAATTGAATGGGAAGGGGAACCTATTGAAATGCTGAAATGTCCAAGCGACATAAAGAATACGGAATTGAAAGACGAGGCAGCATCTTTGGGTATTAAAATAACATTCCCGCCTCAGACAAAGAATGTTCTTTATTCTCTGATACAGCACGTAAAGGCAAGAAAATAAAATGAATGATGACCAATTTTGATCTTTATAAGTTACTTAATTTCATCATTAACAAGGACATATACGCACAGGCTATTAGCCCTGATGAATTTGCCTTAGAATTACAATCTAAGAATTTGAGGCACTTTCGTAAGCGTTTAGGATTGCCTGAGACCTATATTCCCGGTTCAGCAAACGAGGGGGTGGGCGTTACCCGTAGCACGGATACCGACCTGCTCCCTTTCCTTGTTGAGGAAACAACTAATCCGATGTCAGGGATAATAACACTTTTGGCAAATTGGTATTATATCCTTGACTTTTATACCGCCACTTCGATAACATCTGACCTGATAGGAATTGAAGAATTAAGCGATAGGTTAAACAACTACATTACGAAGCCAACTGCTTCTCACATTGCAGCATACATTGTACCGCAAGGATTGAAGGTTTATCCTTCCACAATAACGGGTGTGACTGTATTGTATTACAGGGAACCAACGACACCCACTTTTGTAACCGTGACCGATCCTGTGACATTGGAATTGACCTATGGTGCAAGCGTTGAATTGGAATGGAACGATGGAAGTAAACTTGACATTCTTTACATGATACTTCAGGATATGGGATTGAACGTGGAGCGTGGTGATGTCCAACAGATGGCTGCTAAATTAATTCAAACAGGAAAGTAAAATGCAAAAGGGCAAACTTATAGAAAGTATCCGTCAGGAGATATTGAGGCAACAGCCGACTTTGGATTCCAATAAGCATGCCCATTTTCTGACAATAGAGGTTGAAGTAGGAAAGGCATATAACTCCGCAATAAAAACTTTTTACAACAACGACAAAAATCTTGATAATGCGGAACTTGACTTTTATGCCAAGACCTACACTTTGCCTGTTACGGAGACGGCAGGAGTTTATTCTGCTACTCTTACAGCCACACCCATTGAACTAAAAAAGAACCTTGGCATAAGATCAGTAAAACCAAAGTCCTCTATTTCAGGCGAAGTGGGGGAATTTTCGTTTATAAGGACATCGGAAACGGAGTTGGAACTTATAAAGAATCTTGAAGTTTATTGTTGCAGTAAGAAGGCATTTTACTATAAGGATGGTAATAAAATAGTTTTATCCTATCCTATAAAAGAATACACATTGATAAAAAACGTAGTTGTCAAAATGCTTCCTTCGTTTGATGATCTTGCAGACACAGACAACATTGAATTTCCTGAAGGTGAGATTAATCCTACCTTAATAATTTTGCAACTTATGGGAATACGACCTGTAAATAATTTGAACGCTGATGATATACGGTAACTATGGCAGGAAAAGGTTTTGTAAACATTGACAATCTTGTGTCGGCAGTTCTCCTTGGCATTGGCGATGAACAGAACAAACGATATGAGGTAAAGGCGACCCAATGGGTCATAGATACCATAAGGCGCATTCACGTAAACTATTCTCCCTATTACAAGGAAGAAAGGCTTTATTTTGACAATGAGGATTTGTTTACCATTGACTATCCGAAAGACACAGTAAAGATACTTTCAGTAGGTATGTACCGGAACGAAGAATTTTGGTCATTCACAAAAAAACCGGATTTGTCAATACTTGCAAGCGAAGAAGGGGAGACGGAATTTGACTACGAAGCAAATGAAGGTTTATCAGTTCCACCCAAAGGAGTAGGTTACGGAGGTCAGCCAAGCAATATTGCATACTGGACAGATGACACGCAACATTGCAGAATCATTGTTCGTATGTTCAGCTATTATAATAGTATGACATCATGGCTTAACCGTACTGAATGGCTTAAAGATAAAGGTGTTATTGTTCGTTACAAGTCAACAGGAGTAGATTGCAACGGTGATGTTTGCGTTCCTATTGAAGCACGGGACTTGGTGATTCAAAAGGTGATTTATGAATTTTTCCGCAGAGGATGGGGAATTGTTCTGACAAATTACAATATAGAATTGCAACGTGCAGAGGTGGATAATTTGCAACAGGAATACGAAACATTACTCTACGAACCTTCACACTTTTGGGAAGCTAAGGATAGCATTTACGGGTCACTTAATACCACCGCAAGGAGATAATGGAAGGACTGCAACAGATACTACCTATCAATGGAGCTATGAATATGGATGATGACGCAAGGTATGTGCGTTCATCAGAAGGTCAGGTTGTCGAAAGAGTTAACTTGAGACCTAACTCCATTGACGGTAATCGCTGGCTTAACCGTAAAATAAAAGGCAACGAACTGATTTCAATAGAAACGCACACAGGACTTCCTTTTGTTTTACCTCAGCGTGGAGAAAATAAGTGTATCGGTTGGTGCAAAGATTATCAGAGTGATGCCATTATATACTTCATTTATAATTCTTTGTCGTGGCATTGTATATTACGCTATTATCAGAAAGAGAAATCCATTGAGAAGATATGGTACGAAAGACCGGAACTTGGATTTGAAGATACCATAGTCAAGGCTTTTGTTGCCGACAAGATGCTGTACTGGTGCAATGGCGAGCAATCTTTAAAGTCATTTATCATTGATTGGGCAGTCAAATATCATTATCCTGCCTACACAATAGGGGATGACAAAAGTTATTCAGACTTAGGTACACTTGACTTGGAAGAAGTGATACTTCCTATGTGTAAGCGTCCTCCGCAATTTAAGTTGGAATTGGAATATACAAGCACAGGGGTTGATCCTGACGATCCTACAATTCCAATAATATTTAACAATCTTAGGAGAAGAATGTTTCAGTTCAAATATAAATATGTTTATCTTGATGGACAGGAATCAGCATATTCTCCAATTTCAAAAGTTCCACTACCACCTGATGAAGTAAGTATTACAGGAGAATGGAACGATGAAATAATTACAAATAATGCCATTCAGATTACATATAATACAGGGAATAACTACGTAAAGAAAATTGTGTTTTCGGTACGTGAATGTCAGGATAGAACAGCAATCGGTGATTTTTATATTTTTAAGGAAATAGAGAAATTTAAAAAAGACCATACTAAAGTTATATTTGATGATTTACTTCAGAGTGATGTTTATTTTCTGAATACTCAAAAACTTGAAAACATAAATACCGAAATCAACAATCGCTATTGTGACGATATTCCTTTATCCGCAAGTGATATGCTATTGCTTGACGGAAAATATACGTCCCTTGCTATGCCGGTAAAAGGATATGATCTTGTTGATGTGGATTATGATTTGGAAGCTGTTGAAGAAATTGTTGAAGCTACTCAGCAATCTTTTAATATGGCTGTAACCAAACAAACAAAAAGCTTTTATGGCAAAGAAATACTTATAGAAATACCTTCTCTTTTTTATGCAAATGCAGTATATGCTATTTCATTTGTAGATGTTGATGGAGTTGCTCATAATGTTCAAATAAATACGGCAGGAGCATATGCAGGTTATCCAGATTCTATGGCAGATGATTTTGCTACTGCATTTTTAGCTGATTCCGTTGAAGATTTATTGACAGCAGAAGGACAAGGTAGTAAGGTATATTTATTGTTTTGGAACGCATTTCCAACATCAATAGTTGCAGAAGTGTTTCCATTTGCTGCATTGCCACAACCTGTCTATAAAAACTTAAAACGAGGACAATATCATCCTTTTGTTATAATTTATAATGACGGTTTTGGTAGGTATAATATAGCACAAGGAGATAAAGAATTGTTTTCACCATATGAGGATTTCGTTGAGAATAAGACTGTTAATTGCAAAATTAGCATTAACAATAAACCTCCAATTTGGGCAACGACATATCGGATTGGATATTTGCCTAATAAAAGCTATACATGGTTTTTACAACTTCCATATGTGGAATGTTTTGACAAAAATAAATCAAGCCCTGATTATGAAGATGTACCAGACGGATATTATTTTTTAAGAATTAATCAGGCAATAGATAGATGGAGAGACATTTACCCAAATCTTTATGTTTCAGCTTATGTTTTTCAGGAAGGTGATCGTGTAAGAAGTGTTTGTCATACTGAAACCTACGAAATATTAAGAGAGTTTACTGTAACAAAACAGGATGACAGCACCGAAACAGGATATTTGATAAATATTGATTTGTCTGATGCCGACAATACTATAACACTTCTTGAAATATACAGACCTAATCCAAGTATTTCTGCATTAAGCACCGCATACAACAATATATTCTATGAAACAGGGGATGAATTTGAGATACTTGATGCAGGATTAGATACAAGAAGGCATGATGGAGATACGGCACAAACATTAGATGTTAACAACAATCCTTCAACTCCTGCTATTTTAACTCTTGATTTTGGCGATACATATTTAAGAGGTCGTATGGGTATTGAACCTGATGATTCAGAAACACCCACAACTGTTGAAGATTTGCACTATACCGATTTCTTTACTTCAAGTGGAATCGACATAGGCAGAATAACGGCAAAGGTTGATAGCAAACAAAAAGAACTTAATTCAATCGTAAGAAGCGAACAATTTATAGAGGGTAGTTTAATAAACTGGCTTAATGTATTTTTATTTTCAACGGTTCACTTTGACGCTTCCGATATTTACGGACGGATCATAGGAATTGAAGAAATGGGTGGTACGTTAAAAGTTATTCAGGAACATAAGGAAGGTTCCATAATGATAGGTCAGGTTACAGAAAAACAGGCTGACTTTGGAGATTGGATATTTATTGGTGACACGGTTTTTGGTGCTTACCGTAGATATGAGGAAGATCGTGGTTCGGTTTACAGACGTTCAATAGCAGAAAACAGAAGGTATATTTATTATTTTGATGAAAGTACAGGTGAATTTATCCGTTCAAGTCCAAACGGTCAGGCTCCCATAAGCAAAGAATACAATATGCAAAATTGGTTTGAAAAGAAAGCCAAGGAAATACGGGAATACACAAGATATAAGGATGTCATTACAGCATTTGACAATGATTATGAGGAGGTAATGGTTTCTTTTATCATAGGCGCAGAAATTGAAACGGTGGTATTTTCAGAAAAAGAAGGATTCAAAGGGTGGACATATTTTGGAACCTACTATAACGATGATGACTTCCCTGAAGATTTTGCAACCTTCAAAGACAACTTGATTTCATTTATGAATGGACAGTTGTACTTGCATGGTGGAGGTGCGTTAAATACTTTCTACGGCAAATTGCATGGTTGCAGTATAACGATTCCGGTAAATCAGTATGCTTCGGTGATGAAGCGTTTTAGTTCTATACGTGTAAGCACGGACAAAAATATATGGTACTCGGAGTTTAACATACCTGAAGGTGTGAATTATCCGGCACAAAAGTCAAGGTTGGTTCCGGCAATAATGAGGGAAAAAGAAAACGCACTTTATTCGGATGTTTTAAGGAACATTATCAACCGTGCAGGTATGGAAGATATAAATATCATCCATAATGGTAACAGGATGGTTGGGGAATCTATGGAAGTGACGCTGACGGACGACACCGATGAAAGCGTTAATTTAGGTACAGTACAGGTTAATTTTTTAATAGCAAAATAATATGTTTCCAATAGCTCCTTTTGTAATACCTGCAATAATAGCCGGAGCGCAATTATTGAGTGGTATAGGACAGAAAATATCAGCAGGTGCAAAACGTAGAAAGGCACAGCGAGAGTTTGAAAAGAATAAGTATGAAATACCTTCCGGGGTAAAATCTATGCTTGACGTTATTAGGAACATGGCTACGCAGACAAAAATTCCGGGTTATGAACAATATCTTCAGCAAATTCAGGGTGCTACATCGCAAGGGGTGGAAACTGCTCAACGTGCCGGACAATCTTCGTCTGACGTACTTGGTGCTTTGCAAAAGCTGTACGGTAAACAGATGGATATGCAGACTGATTTGGCTATTGCCAACGCACAGAATTATCAGAGAAACCAACTTCAGTATGCCAACGCTTTAGGAACGATGGGACAATATGAAACCCAAAAGTGGCAGTACAATTCTTTATATCCATACATGCAACAAATGACAGGGGCAGGGCAAATGGCACAGGCAGGGAATCAGAATATAGGAAGTGCTCTAAGTTCAGGATTAAGTTTGTGGGCTGCGAATGCTCAAATGGAACAAATACAGAATAATTTTGATCAATGGAATAATGGGAAAGGATTAGGTAATCCAAGTGGTTCTGCTCAAATGCCGTCAAATGCTTTACCATTTCCTTCTTCACCTGCATTCGGTAACTTACGAAACACAAATCAACCTGCCAATATCGCTTCATTGACAAGATCAGCATGGAGTGAACCTTCCCCTTCCTATAGCGGAGGCAACACTTGGTCTCCATACAATTTTTAAATTTACAGCTATGCCATACCCAAGTAGATATATGCCACAAGGAAGTGCCTACCCGACAGGTACGGCTCCAATGGCTTTTGATTTAAGCCAACAAATGGCAGCCATTACACAGCAAATGGTAAACACAAGGCAACAGGAAATTAAGGAACAGAAACTTAAAATATCCGAATCCGAAGATGCCATTCTCACAGCCCTTGACTTTAAAACTCTTGAAGGTGCAGGGGATCAGTTTGCTATGGAACAGGCAGAGAGAATAAGTAAAATGACGGATACATGGACAAAAAGGTGGAGAGATGCGGGTGGCATTCTGAATACAAAGGATAAACTTGAATTACTGAAAGACAAAAGGGAAATTGAACAGAAACTTGCGGTAGGGTCTGCTGAAATAGCACAGTTTAATGAAATACAGAAAATATTAAAGGATAAAAACCAACAAGTCTATGAATTAGAACCAACGTCAAAGGCAATAACGGAATACGTTAAGGCGGGGAAACTTGGTACTGGTGGGTTGATAAATTTACCTGTGTTAAAACAGCAGCCGTTTGGGGCGAAGTTTGAATCATCATTCGACCCATTCCTTGCACAAAGAGCAAAGACATTCACAGATGATACAAGTATAATTAACAGAAGTACAGGACAAGTAAGTTTTCAAAAAACAAATAAGAAGTCAATAGATGAGGGGATTGAATATTTAAAGACTACACCTGAATTTCAGGAATTGTATGTTGAAAATCCTGCAAGTGCAGAATCTTTATTAAATCGGATGAGACTTAAATATTTAAGTGAACCGGAAGAAGAAAAATTTGTTTCAGCAGTAAAACCAAGAACAGGTGGCGGAGGAGGCGGAGTAATAACTTCTGTTGATTTTCCTGACTTAAAAGGTAAACCAGCGATAACGGCTGCTATAAATTATAATGACTTTGCAGAAAAACTTTACAACTTGGATGAATCTGCAATCCAACAGTTAAAGGGTAATACATATCAATCAGTTGAGATATTTCCAGACAAAATAGTTCTTACAAAGAAGGACAAAGAAGGAACAAAAGATGTACTTCCACGCAATACGGGAAAGTTAGCATTTAAGGAAAGTTTATGGAATATAGCTCCTGATAACATCACTCAAGGATTAACAAATTATCCAGTATCATCATTCGTAAGAGAAGAATGGGGATTAAAACAGCCTATTAAAGCAGCAGATATTGATGCTGTAAGGAATGTAAAGATAGTAATAGATAATTACAAGAATCCTAATCCACAAGAGGGGACTACGGCAACCGGAGATAAAGTTGTTAAATTTATTAATGATCTGATACCAAATTCTGCTACTTATAAGAAAGCTATAAGAGATAAGAATAGGAAGATTACATTTAAGACAACAGACTATTTTATTGAAAAACCGGAAGAAATGGACAGATTAAAGGCAGATG